GTATATTTGTTATAGAGATAACTTTGCCGGATGTTTTTGCAAGGTTTGTCATATTCTTATTTTATAAATACTTTGTTTGAAAAGAGAAAAAGGCAGTTCGTGAGAATAGCCTTTTTTGTTTTGATCAATCCATTTTTGTTATAGGTTAAAAATTATTTGTACTGTTGGAATATGCAGTACAAAGAAGAAATTTGGAAGGATATTAAAGAATATCCGGGTTATCAAGTAAGTAATTGGGGACGAGTAAGAAGTTTGAATTATCTTCATACTGGGCAAATGGTTGTTTTGAAACTGAGTAAAAATAAATATGGCTATTTAGAAGTTGGTTTATGTAAAAATGGAAAAAAGAAAAGCCGCAAAGTTCATCGCCTCGTTGCGGTTGCCTTTATACCTAACCCGCTTAATCTCCCTGAGGTGAACCATAAGGACGAGAACAAAGAGAATAACTTTGTATGGGTGAATGAGGACGGAACTATAGACTTAGAAAAGAGTAATCTTGAGTGGGTATCGCACATCCAAAATTGCCGAGCCGGTACTCGCAATCAGAGAATTGCTGAATCTTTAAAAGAGGCGCTTATAAATCACCCTGTTTTATCTAAGCGAGTTGCACAATATACTCTCGACGGTGAGTTAGTTGCAATATATCCAAGCGCTCGTGAGGCTGCGAGGCAGACAGGATTTAATTATCAAAATATTTGCAGCTGTTGTCTTGGAAAGTATAAACAAGCCTATGGCTACATTTGGAAATATATAGATTAAGTATTATATTTGCGGCAATATTTTTAAAAATTGCCCATGTCAAAGTATTTTGCAGCAGTTGACAAAGAAACCGGCGAGGTCGTTCTATATTATCGGACTCGCCGCGAGTTAATGTCTCATTTAGATCCGAGTGAAGAAGGTGTTAAGTATATTATTAAATCTTTCAAAAACTGTCAGGAGATGGGTGTACCCAAGCGTAAGTTCCAACTTCCCGATGCTGACGAAACTGATTTGCCATTTTAAAAAATTACATTGGATCGCATGTAATTCGGTGGAAAAAATGTCAAAATACATTTGATCGCATATAATTATGATTTACGCAGCCTACGACAGACAGACAGGTGAAAGGCTTTGGTACGATATGACTGAAGCCGGAGTGAACAAGGCACTCAAAGATTGTTACAAGCGTGACGAATATATTATTAAGGAATATGACAGTTTCGCTGAAATGGCAGGACTGCCTAAACTGACAGAGGAAGATGTCAGGGCTTTCAAAGAAATGATTGACAGCGGCGAGATTCAGGCAATCAACGTTGAATAATTATCTAAGCCCGAGTATTGTCCAAATATCAAAGGGTTTCGGCTGTTCCTCCTTTTTAACAACAGGTATCTTATTGGCGTTGAACACTGTCTCGGCAAACATCTTCGCGTAGTGCCTTGTCTGTTTCGTAGAAGTATGTCCCAACATCTTCGATACTATTTCTTCGGGAAGTTTCAAAGTGTTCAATAAGAAGCATGCGTACGAATGCCGGGCCGTGAGGCTTGAAACCTCTTTATTGATACCGACTACCTCCATTAGTTCCTTGAGATACAGGTTAAACTTTTGCAGCGAAACAAGCGGTAGGTTTCCTTTATACAAGTGCCATATCTCAGCGGCATTACCATAAAGGATGGAAACATATTCAACCCCTGTCTTTACCCTCGGTTTTTTGATATAACGCTGTCCATGGGCGTTAATAATTACGTCAATAGGTTTCAGGTTTACCAAGTCCGCCCATTCAAGTCCTGTGAAGCATAAAAACAAGAAAATGTCGCGGATTTTATCGAGGCGGTCATCTGTTATTTTACAGTCCATGATTTTCTTTAGTTCGTCATATTCAAGGTAAACCTGTTCTTCTTCGGCGGTTTTAATCTTGTAGCCCGCGAACGGGTTCTTTTTTATTTTGCCGCTCTCAAAAGCAAGGCGGAAGAAATATTTGAGTTGCCTAAGTTCTTTCATTACGGTGACGTCGCCATGTTCCTGCCGTGCCTTTGCTTCAAAGGTTATGATATGGGTAAGCGTAACCTTGTCTGCCTCCATGTTTTCGTTGAGTCCTGTACGCGGGCAGAATCGTTCGGCTACCAACTGATACTTACGGTATGTTGCCAAATCGCGATTTTCGATTTTCTTTAAATTAAGGCCATCGTCAAACAGTTTCTTTATGGTGTACGACTGCCTGCGTTCCAAGCCATTGATATAAATGTCTTTTATCTTGAAGGCTGTTATCGCTTCTCCTTCGCCTTCAAGTTGGGTATATATTTTATTTAATTTGGCTTTGACAGAGGTACAATAAATCTCTATATCCTGATCCTTACCAAAATCCTTAGGCTTACATTTCTTCGGCAACTGCCATTGCAGCCTTTCGCCATTGACGGATAACGATACTATGACAGGAGCGGTGCCATCCTTTCTCTTGTCGGACTCCTTACAGTAGAACTTGATTGCAAATGTCTGTTTCATATGCCCACACTTTAAATAAAAAATGCCCACACTTTAGCGCACAAATTAAATGCTTTTCTGAGACATCTGCAATAGGGTATATAAAAAATAAACCCCCTACACTGCTTGTAAGGGGTTGTGGGTGGGCCATCTAGGGCTTGAATTATATTTGTTTAACAATAATTTACAGAGGTTGCCCACAGTTTACATTACAAGTATTGCCATATGAAACCGGCGTGAGTTTTTCTTTTTCCATTACAGCAATCAATTATACAACTTCTTTGAAAACCATTTTTTGTAAAGTGTTTAATCGTCGAACTTTCAATAAGTTTTCCTTCAAAAGTATATTGGCAAACAATTTTTTGGTTTTTTCTTTCTTTTCTAAAGGCGTTAGTATTGTCTTTATGGCTTAGCCAACGGAGGTTGCTAACCCTATTATCTGATTTACAGCCATTGATATGATCCACATCGGATAAATTATTGGGGTTTGGCATCCAAGTTATTAAGATAAGTCTATGTACCCTATAACTTTTTAGACCTTGGGTTGTTAGTAATGTTATAAGTTTATAGCCGCGTCCATCCCCACGCTGCGCCAATATATTCCCCCATTGATTTCTTATTCTGCCCATATTGCTTGCTTCATATTTATAGGCAAGTTCGGGTAAGGGTATTATTTTCCATTCTTCCATATGTACAAACATGCGGAAAAGATTTTTAAAGTACGTAGATTTCAAAATCATTCGACACCGGATTCTTCAACCATCCGCCGAGTGCGGTAGTCATTGAAATCACACTATCAATCTTCTTATAGGCACTTTCCTTACTCGGCTTGACATTACCATTAAAGTCCTGCTTGAGAAACACATTACCAAACTGCCATAAAACACAAGAAGAGGTATCGATAATCATATTGCCTTTTCTTGCCTCTGTCTCGAAAAACTTGGTACAGCCATTATAGTTTCCAATCGCCTGCGAGAACTCCTGTACATTATATCCGAGTTCCGTCATTTTGACTTGGGTTTGCACAGCGTTCCATTTATCGAGGTATATCGCGCTTATATTTACAATCCTGCTCAACTCGCCTATTTTGGCTATTAAAAAATCTTGATCAAATACATTGCCTGGTGTAATAATCATTGAGCCCTCCTGAATAAATTTTCGGTATAACAGTTCGTGAGGGTGCCCGATTAGAGTTTGTTCAGGCAGGAAGCACCATGTTTTGAAAATCATCTTTTCGGTATCGGTTGGCGGTATAAAAACAGTGAGTGAGGTAAAGTCAGAAACACTACCTAAGTCGAGCCCTAAAATAACATTCTTTCCCTTATGCTCTTCAAGGTAGACTCTCTCCATAAGTCCCGCTATTGTCTCTCTCGGTATCCATGTTATCTTTGACTGTACCCAAATATTGAAAGTCTTTGTCATGACACCCGTGACGGCAGTACTGTCCATTTCCGCCTTTTGTACCTCTTCAAGCATGAAGTCTTTCGTGGCGGTGACGTCAAGGTTAGGTTGGCACTTTATGAAGTTGTCGGGGGTTTTCCAATCGTCCTCAGGATCCAGTTCCCAAATGAGAGGAAAAAAGTTATCCATAG